CATGAATATAAGAAGAAAGGGTGGTTAATAAATTTTCTCCCCCTAGGTAGAGAAAACTTTATGGAGGTGGGGTGGTTTATACTGCTGTTGATGTTACAACTTCCCATCCACCAGTTCCAACAACAAATAGTTTAGAACCAGACATTTTAAGAATCCCAACTCTTGCACCTGTATCATTATTATTTTCTACTGGTGTTGTGAATGAGCTGGGTTGGCAATCATCACCTATTAATTCTACCATTATGCAGCCCTCAAGATTTTAATTACAGATACTTGTCCTTCACCAACATAAACAGTTTTAATAAAATCAGTTGCAGCAGTTAATGTTACAGAATCAATTAATGTTTTTAATGCTGTGCTTCCAACTGCAGCTTCTCCAATCATAGTAGCAGTTAATTCTCCTGCCATTATTTCTTCTCCTTAACTTTAACCTTCTCTTTAGAATTAGTGAAATTACCATCTCTTATTTTCTGAACTAAATCTCTGAATAACTTAGAGTTAGTTCCTCCTTCTGCTTGTCTTAATAAGAATACTTGATATAGTGCTAATTCAACTGCATCTCTATCTTTACCATCAACATAATCTAAGAAATAATTTACATCTAACATCTTATTATAATCATCAGAAATAACTTGTTTAAGAACTCCATCTAAATCTCTATTACTTTTCCACCATTTTAGGCCTCTAGAAAGTTGTCCAATATGTCCCATTTTAAACCTCAATAGTTGTATTAGTAATTGTATAGATTTTCTTAGGGTTTGTTATTTGAATTTGCCCAATCTCCCAACTTCTAATCAATGTTTTAATTCCTGCAGTTGTTTCTGTATTAGTTATTACTGCAGTTGTTAATCCAACAACACTCTGCCATGTTGCAGTCTGTTGATTAATTATAATCATAGCTTCATCAGCTGTAACACTTGTAGTCTTAACCATTGTTAATCCTGCAATCTGTCCTACTCTTCCATTAGAAACAACATCAGCTGTTTTGAATGAAGGATTATTAATTACTTTACTATTCATAATTAAAGATGCGTGGTCATGTGGGTTAATCAATAACATTCCACCCTCTAGAGCATCTACATTGTTTTCATCCATAGCCTCAATTCCCCTTAGAATATCATTTATAGGATTTCTTGTTGATTCTGCAGCTGCATCCCATTCAGCAACACTTGAAACAGTTCCACTTGTAGAACCTTCTGCTGTTAATGCTGCATAAATTGCTATGTCTATTGCATTAACTATTGCTTCTGCAACCTTTTCAAGAGTTCTAGTTTGAACAGAAATTGCATCTGTCAAAATATCTTCCATTGAGATTTCTGCTTCACCACCATACTTATAATGGTCTGCACTTGTTTTAGTCCAACTCGCATTTAATGAAGGGAATTGTGATAATCTTCCAATCTCTTTAATGTTCCTAGTTCCTGCAGCTGTTAATATTGTTGCATCTTCTTTGTAATAAGTTTCAGTCCATTTATTAGATTTAGAATTTAATAATAATGGTTTTAATTTGAACATCTTTTTTTCAAAGACTTTAACTATTCTAGAAATATTTTCTCCTCTTATATCTGTAGCACCAACTTCATCGGCCATATTATCCACCAAATCCTGAGAGTGTTACTTCTCCAGTTGTTGCTGCTGCAATAGCTTCTTTAGCTCTTCCAACAACTGCTCCAGTTAATAATTCTGCAGCTATTGCTTTTCTTATTTGATTTGCACCAGACATAACAACTAAACTTCCTGCAGTTATAACACCTTCTCCACCTATTGTTGCACATGATGTCATAACAAAAGTTCCAGTAGTCCATAAACCTAATTCAGTTTTACTATTAGATGCAACTTTCTCTGTTGCTGCAATTCCTGCAAATGCTTCTGCTGCTCCAGTTGCTGCACTAGCTGTTCTAGGGTCTGCAACCTTACACATAGTATATTTTTCTATTGTTGCTCCATCTGCAACAGTGTAATCATGAGTTTCATAAGGTCCTTCAACTTGACTTGGTTCATTTGCCATGAGTATTAGGAGATTAATATATATTTAAATCTTTCCTTCTTTCCTTAATTGATAAATCTTTAAAAATAATGCTAAAATCCCAAAGATTGCTATTTCAATCTCTAATATCATAATAATTCTGTTCCTTGTTCATTGTTTAAATCTTCCTTAGTTCCGATATGGTGAAATGCAACATGTTCTTTTCTGATTAGTTGTCTAGGTATTTTAGAATAATCTAGTTTAGGAATCTTCTTTAACTTTAACATTGCTCTGATTGGCATTACAAATTTATCTAATTTATAACCATCAGCATTATCTCTATAGTTCATTGTTGCTAACATATGATTAAGATGTTCTCTAGGGAATACAAACTCCCATAATTGAATGGGTCTTACTTGTAGTTGTGTGTAGCTTTCAACTTTCTTTCCAGTTTCATCATTATTTATCTGGGTGAAGTTCATAGCTTGTAAATCATTAATAGTTGCATCAACTCTATCTTTAATTCCTCTAGTTATTGTGTATAAGTGCATCTTCAAATGCTTTGAGGACAATTTCATTAATAGCAATTCCTTTATCAGAATCTATTTTGATTTGTTTTAGTTTAATAATAGTTTCCTTAGTTGCTTTGATTTCTAGTTCTAGTCTTTCTTTATCTAGCATCTTTGAAAGGATTAACTTCTCCATTCTTAAACTTCTCGTTGTATTCTTCATCAGTTAATTCCTTAGGTTTTTCAGCAATACTGCCAGCTTCGGTTTCTCCTCCAACTGCTCTTCTTGCTGCCAAGTTTTCTTCACGACTAAGTATGGCTTCTCTTCTATCGTTTTCTCTTTCCTGCCTTTCAGCAATAAAGTCTGCTCTGTCAAGCTCAGAAGTTGTTTTTGACTGAATCCCCTCATCAGTGTTTTCTGATGTTCCTTGTTCTTTTGTTTCTTCATCCATCTTTACCCCCTTTCATTAGAATTGAACTCTACTTCTCCTTCTTGTTGTTGAAGTTGTCTTTTTATAAACTTCTGTTGATGCTCCTCTCTTTTCTAATAATGCAATTTCCTCGTCTGTTAATTCTAATCCTGCATTTCTTTTTCTTATTGCATCATAGAATTTTGCATCTTCTAAATCTCTGGCTTTACTTTCAACTCTTAGTTTTTCATATTTAGCATCATCTGCAATTCTTCTATCTTCAAACTCTTTATCTCTCTTAGCTTGGTCATCTTTAAAATCTTGGTCTCTTTCATCCTGTCTTTTATCTCTCTTGTCTTGTTCATCTTTAAAATCTTGGTCCCTCTCTTCTTGCTCTTGTTTTTGTTGAATATCTCTATCTTTAATTTGGTCCATTACTGTGGGTAGTTCTGCCTCTCTTTGTCTGTCTAGTGATTCACCAACTAATGCTGCAGCTGCAATTCCTTCTTTACTTGCTTTAGCAACATTATAATATGGTAATTTATCAATCCATGTATCTAGTTCTCTGTTTTCAGTAACTTCTTTTAATTCTGCAGTTAGTTTATCATATTCAGTATAATCTCCTGTATCATCTCCAAATTTTAAAGCATCTCTCATTCCAATAGTTAATGCAGTCCTTGCTTCAAAAGTATTGTGAGAAGCCCAAGGCCATGTTCCAAAAGCATCCATAACTTTATCAATTACAAATAAAGAAATTCCTCCTGCAACTAGGGATTTTTTTGTTAATCCCCATATTTTAGAATTTGTTGGGTATCTTCCCCCTATGGTTGAATCTACTACTTGATTAACTCTTCTCTTTGCAACTTCTCTTGCTAATGTTCTAGTTTGCTTACTACTTAATCCTCTTGATTTTGCTATAGCATTCACATCAATATAAGTTTTAGTTAAGTCTAGTGGCTTCCCACTCTTCCCAATTTTTTTTAAAGAATTAACAACATTTAATCCAACCTTTTTAGCTTCTTCTGCACTTTTAGGGACTCCTTTAGAGAATAATGTTTTTGATTTTGCTGCAATTCCTGTTCCCTTTAATGCACCTTTAGTTACTTTTCCTGCAGGAAGTATTGCAGCTAATCCTGCATTATAAACTGCTTCTGAACTTCTTTCTCCATAAGGTTTATCTAATTCTGCACTTATTTTTTTTCCAGTATCTGCTCCAATAAGAGAACTAACAAATTTATATGGTTTTGATTCTGTTATTTTTTCAAACATATTTCTATTTCTTTTTGTTTCTCTTTCTTTTCCCCTTTCTTTTGTAGTTTTGCCTAGTTTTATTTTTGTTCTATCATTAGTTTTAGTAGTTTTAGAAGTTGTAGTTGGGCCGACAGTTCTCACATTTGCAGGTGTCTTTTTCTTCTTCTTCCCAAATCCAAATACCATTATATTACCACTCCAAAAAACATAATTATTAATTCTTTATTTTCTAGTCCTAGATTTGTTATAACTCCTGCAATTACTGCATACAACATTTTCTTAATCCATTTAATATCAGTTTCTATTACCATTAATCTATCAGATATTTTCATTGTCCTGCACCTGCTGTTGTTTCATTAGGTTGGACTGTTGTTGGGTCTGGGTCTTTCTTTTCATCAGATAATAATTCATTTTCTAAACTAACTGGAAACTCTAACTCAATAACTAAGTTTAATTGTGCTAAAACTTGCTCTTCAATATAAAGTTGTTCTTCTTCTACACTCTGTTGAAAAGCTAAATAAACTATTGATGATGCTTTCTCTGTAAACTCTGAACTCCCACCGACGACGATTTTAGGAACTCCTGCAGTTTGATATAATAAGTTATCAAGATATTCTATCCATGACATCGGAGAGAGATTTGCATTAGGTGCTAAACTAATAATCTCAAACTCTACACTTCCTTGAGGAATATACATATTATCTCCTTTACCTTTTGCTGCATCAACCTTTGCTTTAAATGCTGCAATTTTAGTAGTGTCTTGAGTATCTAATTTATAGGCAATCATCGGGTCTATGTTGTGATGAAGAACTCTATCCCAGTCATTCATTGCTCTGTTCTTCATATCCATAATTCTTTTAAGTTTCTGAATAATACCTCTTCCATGAATTTCATCTGCGACTCTATTTCTTGCTAAATAAAATACTTTCTCTGGTTCTAATCTTCTTGGTTTCTTTCCTGCAACTTTAGACTTTTGTTCAAATCTTTTTATAACTCCTGCACCATCTACAATATTTGACATTACTCCAGAGTCTAAAGGTTTAAGATTTGTTAATACTCCTTCTTCATCTCTTATTATTTCTGCATAGAAGTTTCCACCGATTAACATTGTTCTCATTGCATTTTCAAGAATTGTATTAAAAGTATCTACTCCAAAACCTTTTATAGAATCTAATAACATTGTTGTTTCTTCATCAGCTTTAAATCCTTTTCCAACAGTCCATGTTGCCTTAGCATCTATTACTGCTGTTATCTCTGGTATTTTATCGTCGGTATAATATCCAAAATAATCTTCCCAGTTTTCATCTTCCCATTTTGTTTCTTTCTGGTCAAAAGGTCCATCTGTCTTAGCAGAATCAACTTCAAAATAATTATCAGAATCACTATCAAAAGCTGTCTTTAAATTGCTTCTCTCTGATGATGATATATTATAATCTCCCATTATATTGCTGCGTAAGTTGCGTCTGCAAATTCCTTCGTAACTACATCCCTCTCTTTAATTGGTTTCTTAACATCTTGGAGTCTTTTGCTCTTCTCTGTTCTTTCTCCATTAATTGAATTGAGTTTGTTCATCTGTCGTAGTGGCATCTATAAACCTCCCTGCAAAGTTTTCTAAAATACTCTGTTTGTTGATGTTGATTCCTTGATATAATATTTCCCCTAGTAATCTCCCCCACTTCTCTACTCTGTTTGTAGGGTCTATTAATATCTCTACTTCTTTCCCTAAAATATTCTTTTCTAACCATTTTTGACTTTTAATCCCTGCTCTTGTTGGTAATTCAGGGGCATCAGTATCTATAAACCTTATGGGAAATGTGAAATCCCTCTCTTCCCATTCAACTCTTATAGTATCTCCATCTGTTACCTTAACAACCTTTGCCATAAAATTTTCTGTAATTTGTTTATGTGGTGAATCAAAATAATAAAAATCCATTTGAGAGTTTGTTAATTCAGGAAATCTTTTAAAATCATGTTCCCACATATTAAGCATCTCCTGTTATGAAGTCTTTTACTTCTTGGTCTTTTAATAATGATAACCCTCTTGCAATACTTTCTCTATAAACATTTATCATTGTTTCAGCTTCCACAGTGTCTGCAGTGTAACCACTCATATCATATGATATTATGTATATTGCTGCTAGATTAGAAGCAACATCATTTAATATATACTTTACATCATCACTTATTGAAGCATAAGCATCTACCCAATCAAATTTAGTAACTGCTGCAATAGTTCCCTCTGCTTGTCTGACAAAATCACTAACTAGCCCTTCTTCACTTCCCCCAGCACTTACATTTGCTCCAGCTTTATTAACTGCATCTGCAAGAGTGCATAAAGTCCCAGAATATTCTCCACCTTTAATCACAAATAACATATCTACTGGAGCATTATCAGTCCAGTCTGGGTCTTGAAATTCAAAGGCATTTCCTCCTGCATATCCTCCTCCCATATCTGTTGCAATTTGATATTTATGTGTTGCATCAGTTCCAGCAGATGAAAGAACTAAAGCATAAACTCCATTAGCAACACAACTTTCTGTTGTAGACATAACAACATTAAACCATTTTTGAGCAGTTGTAACATCTCCTTTAGCTAAAGTTCCAGTAGCTTTTATATTTCCATTAGGACTATTATCTGGATTAGTATCTTGAATTGTAATAGTAACATCATTAGGAGTAACTCCTGTTTTTTTAAGTCTCACTTCTACACTTGTTGGGTCAAATGTTAAATTATTTCCAGTAGTTCCAATAGTAAAAACCATAGCCTGAGCAGAAACAGAATTAACATCTGCATTAATTTCTACATCACTGTCTTCTCCTGCAGTATAGCTTTCTTGTATTGTTGCCATTCTTTTATGAATAATAGTAAATATTTAAAGTTTTGTCTTTGGTGCAAAATGCAACTCTGATTAATGCTTCTGTGATGTGTGAGTAATTTCCATAAATAATTAAGTTTCCAGATTCAGAATATTCATATTGAATACTTCTTAGACTTTGTTTTATTTTTGGTGTATCAAATAATTCTATTAATTTCTTCTCCATTAGATTTTTAAGATTCATGTATAAATCTTCTTTTTGGAGTTTTTTCTTTCTAAAGTTTTCAGAACCTTTTTCTTTATCTAGACTTCTTCTAGCATTATTAATTCCAACAACTTTCCTTTTAGTCTGTTCATCATCAAATAAAATGTCATAAACACCAACTCCCATACCCCCATCATCAATATATATTTTCTGATAGTTATGTTGTTTGTCTTTATGAATTATTAATCTTGCTGTATCTGTGAGTGTTTGGGCTTCTGGAATATCCATCTCAATCATGCTTAAACCACCATATTTTAATCGTTGAGCAGATATTAAAACAGTTTCATCTCCTCCCATTCTCGCAATATCAACACCTAGAAATTTATCCCCTTGTAACTCTCTCTTTTCCTTTAATGTGCAAACAGAGTTAATTAGTTCTTCTGAAAATAGTTTTTGAATACCACCAACAAATAATCCTAGATATTCTTGTTGATATTGTAATTGAGTCATTCTTTTCTTTTCATCCCTTAGAAATTCAATCATTGATGTTTTTTGTGGGTCTTCTCTATCTCTTGC